CTATCAGCATTGGTGGCATAAGAAGCAGCCCATGCTTCTAAAGCCTCGGCAGCAGCCTGATTTATGTTATTTGAATTATTAGACAGGAAGACCTCTATTTCCTCATCGATGAATTTATAATCAGCTAAGATAGTATCGCCAATTAATAGGCGAACCTTGCCGACATTAGTAGTAATATCGTATGTAACGGTCATATCCCCTCCTATACTTCAATGTCATGGATATGGGTATGTGGTATTCTGTTTAGTTTAAGGCGGGCAATAGCTATACCGGCTCTAACTCGATAAGACAGTTTAGCCACATCAGCGATAATCATAGAGTCCGCCTTTGAAAGCCCGTAACTCTTAGATATGGTATCCGCTATAGCGATAGTATCTGATAGAGACTTGAATATCGTTCTGAGAGTAATTATAGAATCCGATATGCTCACGGTATCCGCCAGGTAAAGATAATATCCCAGTGCCTTAGCCATTGAATCCGATATAGCCAAAGAGTCAGCTTCCGGTAGCCCTATCGCCTTAATTATACTGTCAACCAAAGCCACTGTGTCAGCTTCCGTCAGCCCTATTGTTTTCACAATAGAGTCAGCTATTGCTTGGCTATCAGATTCGGATAGCCCAAACTCTTTTACAATAGTATCTGCTATGGTGACTGAATCAGCCTTAGCTATTCCTATACCCTTAACAGGGGCATCGGTTATAGCAACTGAATCACCGATAGAAAGCAGGAAATCAACTACATCTGCTATAGAATCCGATATGGTTACTGTATCTGAGAGTGAACGGAGAAACGCAGAAACCTTGCTTAGACTATCGGATATTGCTATTGAATCAGATTCTACTAATCCTAATCCTTTGGCTACATCATCTGTTATAGCGATGGTATCTGATAAGAGTTTAGAATAAATATTCCCTATTAGTATCGCATCAGCAATAGCGAGGGTATCAGCCTCATTGAGACAAATGTCTTTCAGGAGGGTATCTGTTATAGCAACATTGTCAGAGAAAGCCTTTTCAAATGCTGCTGTTTTAGATAAGGAATCAGCAATTGTAATGCTATCCGATTCTGCACGATAAAACTCCACTACCTTAGCCAGCGCATCACCAATAGCCACTGTGTCTGCATGAGCTTGCCCGATAGCCTTTGTGGTGAGAGTATCCGCTAATGCGAGAGTATCTGCATGAGGTTGACCGACACCCTTAGTAAGAGCATCGGACAAAGCTACTGAATCACTGTGAGGTTGTCCAACAGCCTTGACGATAGTATCTCCAATAGTTACAGTATCAGATAGAGCTTTTTCATGTGCTACAGCACTTACTATATAGCAGACCAGCCCCCAGTAGGCATCTTTGACGGCTGGTGTGTCTGTAGGCACACACATCAAATTAACTACTTCACCATCTGACACACTTATAGTATGAGCGGTGTCATTTCCCGTTGTGGAGCCACCAGCGATTTCAACCGCTAAGCCATCTGCTGGACTTGCCCCTTCCAGTCTGACTGTGAAGGTGTATTTATCAGTGCCCCCAGGGTCTCCGCTTAGTAATACATAGAGTTTTTTGAATACACATTCTTGGGCTAGTTGATAGCGTTGGGCTTCCGTGCCTCCCCACTGTCCCCATCCGCATAAATAGTTATATTCGGTATCCCCAGAGTCAAGGTCATTATCTGTTCCCCCCGTGATAATGCTCTCACCATCCGTATTAGCCACAAACGTCATGCCTATTGCTGCGATAGTAGAAACTGTAGGGCTATCTACGGGGTCAACCTTCACCGTTAAAATATCTCCCGCAGCAACGCTTATCTCATGCGTGGTATCATTGCCTGTCTTATTATTAGCGACAATGGTACATTCCAATGCGTTGCCCCCTCCATCATCACTATCAGCACCATTTACTCTTAATACAATCCTGTAGGCATCGGGGGCAGTGCCAGGGTCATCTTTTAATTGAACAAATAAATCTTTAATCTTCCCAGGAGTGGGGCAAACACACCTGGCATCATTCTCTATGGATTCAGAGCTAGCTTTACCCTGAACCCCGTAGTACCTATCCTGGGTCGCACTGGTCACACCCGTTAATAACAGTAGACTTTCATTGGCAGTATCACCCTCAAACTCCCATGCCCAGCGAGCATATCTAGTATTGTCTGGACTGCTAGGAGCACATTTCAGACAGACTACATCACCCGCAGCTACCGTGACATCATGAGCAGTATCAGTAGCCACAGTGCCATCGGCAGCTACGGTACAGGTTAGAGTAGTATCCCCCCAAGCACCAACACCGACCCTCCTGTATAATGTGAAGGTGTATGTCCCTGTTCCTGGCACATCATTTAGTTCAACACGAAGGTTTCTTAATTTCCCAGGAGCAGGGATAGCTTGGGCTAAATCGTCAGGGTCGTCATCCCAAGTATAACCACCCATTAGGCAGTTGTATTCAGTAGCACTTGTATTTAAGAGGTTATAATAACCACCGATGATTGGTTGTTTCACTTACTTCTCCAACTTTAACAGGCGTTCCCCTAGCTCAATCTTTAAGTCATCAACTATCTTCTTTGAGGCTATAAACTGTCCTGTAGTGGAGATTAAATCCACACTCTCACCATGTATATGAAGATGCCAGTAGGTCTTACAATTAGAACAAAAATGGGTATAGTAGTCTCCACCCTGTAAGTCCTGAGATAGAATCTTATCAACAGCCTCTAATGTATTTGCACAATTAGGACAGAACATAGTACCCCCCCCTATCAAGGGGTAGAGTCTCCCCTACCCCTATTTGTTAACTAGCTCCAAATGTGGCAGTCCAGGTTATTACTAATGAATCCGCAGCACCTTTATTGATTACTGCAAAGTCGGCATACAGCATCAGAGTGGCATCATCATCAAGCCTCAAAACACCAGCTTCAGTTATTGCTCCTGTGCCATCAGCAGCTGCCCATGTGCAGACATAGACAACATCGTTATCAGCACCAGCAGCCCCTTGAGTAGTTGAGTCTAAGGCATTCCGGTCAAGGTTAGTTGCCATCGATGTGGAAGCTGAAGTCTGACCTGACCCTGTGCCTACTGCCATAAAGCCTATAGCAGCATCAGTTGAATCAGCCATCTGGTCGGCTACTTGAGCATCCATCAACTCCGTAACGGTATTGTGGATTATGCGCTCTTCTTTGAGTTCTCCATCGGGCCCGAATAACTTGGCGTGGAATAATCCTTTGATTCCCAGTTTGCTATATAGTTCTTGATTCTTTTCCTGTAACATTCCTAACCTCCGTTCTTTTATTTGGTTTTCTTGATTTTCTTTCGTCCTTTATCTTGCCATCCGGCCCACGCAGGACTATGTGGACTTCCTCTTTGATTCCCATTTCGTCTTTATGTTCCGGCATATTTATACCTCCTTAAAACTTTAGCTTTATCTCGAACGGGACAAGTACCTTCTTAATAAGTACCTCAAGTTCTTGCCTAACCCCTAACCCATCTGCGAGTTGAATCATCTGCATATAGAAATTAACATCCACTTTCCCCTGGCACTTAAAATCCTTCCACAGAAGTAGGGCGAGGGCTAGTTCTTCTTTCCCATCCGTACTGAGTTCCATATTATCTCCTTAACTGGCCCACGGCCAGGTAGCAGTAGGTGTAATCGGATTGGTTATTTCCCTTGACCTTGTGACTACTATAGATACATCGCAAGTATCGGCATTGACCGTCTCGCTCATTAGCCTTACCCATAGTTTAGCGTTTGCTGGAATATGCTCACCCAATAATTCAAGGTCTGCATAAAAATTCTTAACGGGAGTGCCTATAACCTTAAACCGCTGCTCACCTGCAATCTGAGCGGTAACGGGGTCTGTGCCATCAACTAAGCTATATCCGAACTGGATTATATAAGTTGCCGCTGCCCCAGACTGTTCAATCATGACTTTTAAGAGTTGATAAGAAAAATCAATAGTGTTAATCGGCACCATCTGAGTCCATAATCCGAATGTGTCGGCGGCTGCTGCTGCTGCAACTTGAATAACAGAGCTAGGTACTTGTGGATATACTCTTGTCCTGGCATGAGTCTGGTGATAATCAAGAGCCAGATTAGATAATAGGTCGTCAATATCACTTGGTAGGTTAGCGGCTGCAAGTTCATCAAGGTAGACCGCCCGTGCTGCTGTATAGTTCGCCAATGCTGTGGCTAAAGCCGCCGTCCATACCGCCGCTAACGCAGCATCGTCTGTGCCGCGCTCTACCGCATAACTAGCCGCTAGTAAGGCTAAATCAGTGCCTCTCATCGCATCGCCATCTAAGCCAGCCACATCAGCCGCTATAGTGGTTGTGTCAGTAGCTATACCGAGAACACTTGCTGCCAACCGCCTTAATGTTCCAATTAAATCTATCATTATGGATAACCTAACCTATAAAGTAGTCTGTGTTCATCGACTGTCAAAGCCCTTGACCATACCCTGGGCCTATGAAATCTAGCTTTCCACCAGTTGGAATCTTCAGTAAAACGGCATCCTATTCTAAAATCATCGCCGACAGTGGATTCTGGGTCTATCAAGACATCTGAGACTGTAGTTATCGGTTCACCATCCCTGTAGTGATACCCTGTCGTGCCTATCTTTGAATAGCTAAATAGGTGCCATACGTTGAAAGCCCAGCCCAGAGAATAAGATGCTGTCCTGAGAGAAGCCCCGGCTGCGTGGTGATGTCTCACGGACATATATCTCAAAGCACCGATTTCAGTCAGATAGACTTCCCATCCTCGGTCGCTGACAACGTACTTACCCATTACAACTTGAGAAGTCTCGTCTGTAGTATTCCAATAGAACCATACTGCCAAGCTGTAATCGGTGGTAGTAAAGTTTAACTCCGTGCAATCAGCGGCAGGAATGTCATAATATTGGTCCATATCAAGAATAGGGTTTATCCTGTTCAAGTAAATCCCAAAATGCCCTTCCGATGTTTGCAACCATAATGGCGTAGCGAGAGCTGTGTGCATCGTGGCCATAGAGTGATTCCTCGACTCATCATGCAGCAGTTCACCAGTGGCCTCCAGCATAGAGAGGTCAAGCTCTATATCCTCATTTAAGCCTAAGCTATCATAGAATGTTCTAGCCATTATATTTCGTAGTGCGCGTTCCAGGGATAAGCCCTAGCAACGCCTCCAGTTCTTTCAATCGTAACGGCTACACCGTACCTATTGGGGTTAAGGTCTATAATAAGCATCTCAGGCGATATCAAGCCAACATAAGTTACTTCATCAACCAATATCAGCCCTGCGCCACCAGGGGCATTATCTAAATATTCCCTGATAACTATAGTCTCACCGGCTGTGTGATTAGTGCAGTTTATCGTTACACAGATAGGGTTAAACTCACCCAGAGGATTAGCATTGATATATACATTCTGCTCCGTGCCGTCTGTCGTTACCGTGCCTCCTGTCTCGGCTAATGTTGGCAAAGCACTTGTGACAGCTTCGATAATAGTGACCAGTGCTAATATATTGGTGACACCAGCTTGTAACGCAACCAAAAGCACTATTAACGCTGCATCATCATAGGCATTGCGAACACCATCGCCAGCCATTTAACTCTCCTCACTGATAGACAGCGCACCGATGCCACTTTCACTGATACCATAGATGTCACCACTGAAAAGATTATCAGTCCCCATGTGATAAACGCTACCCCTTGCCGTTAAAGTTTTGCCAGCCCCTAATATCGCAACCTGTCCCAATCCCAAAGATATAGATTCGCTTGGGTCACTGACATTTACAATATCAGCCCCTAACCTTCGGGTATTTGCAGCCAAGACTATATTAGATATAGCTCCGGCAGCAACGGCAGTAATAATTTCATCGGTAATAGGGTGTATCCGTGGGTCAGGCATATTGTCTCCTTAGTTAAAGGTTACTGTGAAATTACCTGTGAAGGTGGCATCATAATCAAAGAAGATGCCAGTCGCCATCTCACAGTCAAGGATTAGGGTGAATGGTTGGCACGATACCTGAACGGCACTTCTTAAAATAAGGGTGCCGATAAGAGTGCCTGTATTATCAATGCCATCATAGATTGCAACATCACCCACAACAGTCATCCCGTTGAAAGTTATAGAATGTAACACGCATGCGCCTGTATGAACTATCGCATCCGCTGTGACATTCACTTTATCCCAGGGAAAGTCTAATACTGGATTAGGCATATTTACCTCCAAAATCTAGCCGAAGGGACAGGAAAGGAGTAAACCCGCCCCTCCGACTAGCCCTTAATGGGTTAATTAAAACTCCTTATTTATCCGTTGACTTGTCCACCTGCATAGGTAGCTCTCCAGTCAAGCTCGGTTATACCAAAGAAGTGCCGAACTCGATAGAAGATATTATCAGTAGCAAAGTCTCCGGACATCGGGCCGATTGCTCCACCACCGATAGTTACCTTGTCAGAAGCCTTCATGCAAATCTCAGGGCGCTCATGGCCTCTTAGGAATCCGGCCTCCAGAGCCGCAATATCATTCGGGTCAGCGAACAGATACCACGAAGTATCACCATCGGTATTGTCATCGCATATTGGCAGCCATGGTTCCACGATTAGCTCTAGCCCCATCTGTGCCACAACGTTAGTCGTAGGATAGGGGAGCGGGCCACCAGCACCGCCAAGCTCCATCCACTGCTTAGTCGCTGAGGTCAGGATTTGACGGGCAGTCATCTCAAGCGCAGGGGGTACAACAAGGTATTTTGCCCTGTTCATTATCGGGCTGCCACCAGCATCCGTCCAACTTGCCATAGCTTCAAGACCTTCTTCAAGGTGAGCGATAGTCAGCAAGTTTACCGAGCCGTTGATTTCTCCTGCGGTAGCATCATCGTATAGATTGCCAGCCGCATGAGTCCCGGTGTCGCTTGCATACTGATTGATAGCCAAATACTGCTCTGTCCTTAGCGCAGCCTTGGCAAACAGCATCGGCGTGTTCTTCAGCGCTCCCAGGTCATCATTTATCATGGTTTCCAGGGAGATGTCGAACTGTCTACCATACTTTTTAACATACAGGGTATACTTGGCCTCACTCCGATCACTGGCAAGGTACTCGCCCTTCTCAGCAACCTCAGCCAGGCGCTGGTCGCCACCGCTTATAGCGAACCTATACCCACCAATCTGGGGGAAGACACGGGGAACGGTAGATGTCTTGATATATTTCTTCCAGGTAGATTCGGTGGCTTTATACTGAGCCAAAACCTGCCTGTCCAGGACATCACCGAACAGATAAGGGAAGTCGCTGGTAGTCAGCGCTTCCTTCAAAAGATATTCGTGTTTATGTGAGGGTAAACCCTGGGCATTACTGAGCAGGTCAATAGTTTCCTTCAGCTTCTGCTCATAGCCCTCACCGCGCTGGACTTCTGAAAGGGCTGTAAAGCCATTCCAGTCCTCCATTAGTTTCATCATCTCCATGATGTATCCTCCGTAGTTTATTTTTTACACCTTGACAAACTTATCTAAAGCCATCAAGGTAGCGGCATCAACCTCCAACGTATCGGGTAGAGTTACCACATCAAAAACTATCTCAACTTCCTGTGCCAACAACTCACCCATTTCGGATGCAAACTTTGGAAAGTTCTCACCTTGAGGGTCAATACTGAGTCGCATCATGTTTTTAGGGTCTTTTTTGCCATAGGTTTGGAATAATCCCTGGCGGACTTTATCAATGACCCCTAATTGGTCACTGAGTTTAGCTGCCAGTTTAGCCAATCCATAACTAGTCTTGACTGGAAGTTTTTCCTGAAGTAGTTTCACCAGTGGTTCCCTTGCGTTAAAGATTTCACCATTTGTTAGTTTCACTTTCTTACTCCTTTTTTAGTTTAGTTTAAGCGGCAGCGTCGTAGACTCTCACCCACTTAACCGAGCCACCATCAATATCGCACATAAGCGGAATACTACCGATGTTAGTATCATCGTCATGGTCGCCTGCCACGTAGCCGAAGTTGGGCGAACTATTGACGTGGAATATGGCTGTCTGAACCACAGAAAGGTTTGCGCTGAACATTGCCAGCCAGTTGAAGTCAGTATCAGTCAGAATAGCTTGGAATCTCCCACCGTAAGCAATGGGCGCACCCGTAATTGTGGTAGTTGCTGGTGCATAGACTCCGTCATTCCTCGGTGAACAGACATTTACATTACTAGCGTCAAGTGTAGCTGTGCCAACAACGTTTACCCAAGTGGAACTAGCGACAGAACATTCAGTAGCTTCGCCTGTCACCGTCATGTCAATCTCAACCATACCAACACCATCAGCCAAGCTCGGGGTAGCAAATGTTCCATGATAACTTGCTATCCTGGTGTCATCGCCTAGTGCAGTATTAATCAGGGATAACCGAGCTATCGATGTATCGTACAGTAGGTAATCATTGGCGGTCATCCCGAATACTTGAACACTATTAACATTTAATGTTCCGTTGCCGATAAGTATTGACCCAGTATCATCTGCAACTGGCAGGATTTCCAAGTCAGTTTCGTTCCATTCAATACTCACATCTCTGGCATCGCCAAAGTAAAGCATCTCTTGGTCAAGTAACCAATGGGAAATGGGATCCCAATGAACCTTGACGGCAATAACCACATCTTCGCCTGCGGCGATTTGACCCAAGGCATAACCAAATGGAATCTGTGTGGCATTGTTCCTTATTTTGCTGATAATACCAGTAGTTCTGTGGATATAAAGTGGGTCGCCACCAGACACCAGCATCGCTCCCCCATCATCATCAGCCGATACGAGGAGATTCCAAATTCCTTCGGTATCAACGGCAATTAGGTCTGTCGTAGTGCCTGAATTAAAGCAGACACCAACTCCCTGATTTCCAGCAATGAGACCAAAGACACAAGGTAATCCCTTCGTTGCAATCCCAGAGCCATCCGAGGTTAAGAGTTCGGCGGCGGTTACAGTTACGTGTCTACCCTCATAAGTAGACGAGACTTCAGTTCCGGCAGTTAAAGCGTCGGGATATACTCCAAAATCCTGTGTAGGCATTTTATTATTCCTCCGTGTTTACTTATACCTGATAGTGTCAGTTATTATTTGCTCACCATTATATTTCCAGGTATAGTTATCGCCCATTGGCGGCAATTTCAGCTTCCCCGTCAGTCATCCCCATTCCCTTAAAGGACTCAACGAGGGCTTTGTGGTCTTTTTCGGGGTCAGCCTGGGTACTGCCCAGTCCCTTCACCTTACCTGCCTCGGATAGTTTGGCAATATAATCAACTTCGGATTTTATTGCTTCCTCAATCCCGTCAGCAGACTCGGTGTCCTTAAACCTTTCAATAAGTCGCTCTTTAGCAGCATCGGGTAGCTCAGCCTTCTCAACAGCCTCTTTTACGATAGCTTGTGCATCGGCTTTTGCTTTCTCCTTGATTGCTAAATCAGCAGCTTCCTTGAGTCCGTCACGCTCTGTAGTCAGAGTCGTAATCTGGTCTTCAAGTCCCTTGATTTTATCCTCATTCTCCATGAGTTTTTTAACCTCCGTAGTTATTTCATCCCTGATAGCAGCCTCGATAATCTTAACCAAATCAGGGCGGCGCTCCCTTAGCGCAGATATTTCTATCAGGTCTACATCTGTTTCCCTATCGGATTCGTAGAGTGTAACTATCCCGTTTGCACCGGGCTCGGTAACAAAGTCAACCGACTTTGCCCCTGTTAGTTGTTCTATTACTAGAGTCTCAACACCCTCAATGGTAGTTTTGGAACCCCGGCCTAATGCATTGATTGAAATGCCCATTTCTGAAAGCATATTCTTATCTCGCATATTAGCCAGTTTCTTCATCAACCAATCTTCTATGATGTCTGCCACACCAGTAACAGTCCCGTTTTCGTCACACGTTACATCCATCAATTTAGCTACAAACCCTGTAGGTTTTATCGACCTTTCGGGTAACTCATTTTCCTCTGTGTCTGTCGGGTGGTCTGCATACATCTTCAGCCCTTCAAACACCTTATAATCACGTTTCAGCATTTCAGCAGGATAGTATCTGGATTTATCTGCATTAAAACCTGCCTTGATGACAATAACAGTTGCCCTGCCTCTATCATCGAATGCCTGAGCCTCTGTGAGTGGCGTGTAAATGGGATATTTATCTCGCACCATAGTTTCCCTAACCCACCGGGGCATCTCGTCTTCCTCAATACCCAACTTACGGTATCCAGCTCGTATCTTCCTTTTAACAGCAGCTAATTCAGCAGTAGGAACAGTAGCTTTTAGCCCCTTGTATCCACCAGGGCTGAGAGAGGCTGAAACCTTATTTAACTGTGCCTTGGTCATCTTCTTATCCATGTCTTCCCATGTCCTTAACTGCCACCCGGCAGGCTTCTCTGCGTCCGGGACATAGGCAAACGCCTCAGCCGGAAACTTAACCCCTTCTTCGGTCTTCACGACTGCCTGTTCTCTTAGCCATACAAGGGTTTTATCGGCTTCCTCGACGGCTTCTTTGGTTTTCTTTTCGTCCGGGAACTCAGATGATAAAAGCTCCTGGCACAATGTCATAATCTTCTTTATCCTGCCTGAATCTAAGGTAGCATTGCGCTTACCGGCTTCCTGTATAATGTCGTTGAATTTAGCCTGTAAGGATTCCATGGGATTGTAGATTATTTGTTTAACAACCTTCTCGGGGTCTTCAAGTGTTACCTGCCCATCTTCTTCAAGTTGATAACCCATTTTATAAGCCTGGCCATCCACACTATAGATAACTTCATTATCAAATACTTCCTCAATAACTATCCCGCTTGGCTCAGGCTTTGCCTCCTGGTTTATCTGATAAGAAGCAATCAGGGCTGATTGCAGTATCTGTTTCCTATCCTCATCACTTATAGATTCTTTCACCTTGCCCTCCTTGGCTACCCACTTGTCTCCGACTTTCTTATAGACCTTTTCAACAGCAGCCCACGCAGTAGCATGAGATAGGGCTTCCCTGTTGTCTCGGTCTTTGTATTGCTCAAAGGCTGCATTAAATGCCTTCATGTAGATTTCCTTGGCCTTCGCTGGCAAACCTTTCAAGGTATCGGGCAGTTCACCTATTGTAGAATATGGCATATCATCCTCCTGTAAATAAAAAAAGAGCCGCAAGCCTTTTTACAGCCTGCGGTTCCTCCGTCAGTCTATTATTTAATTGTTTAAACTACTGGGCGTGTCGGGGATTCACGCATTTACTCTTCCGAGTTGTAATAAACCCACTTATACTACCAGCAGTATAGAATATTCCTTTTATTCTGGATATGTTCGTTCAATAACTAATAGTGTCTTTTTGCCCTGCCTTATCTGCATCTTGACACTACCATAATCAAGATACTTGCCCCAGTCTATCTTATCAAGTTCCTTCTTGAGTTCAAGGTCTTTGGGGTTTTCCTCTATCATTCAGCGATCCCGCATAATATCGTTATTATCCCTATTATCCAAACAACCACAAAAAGATAATTAACAAAAGTATCTTCTTTATCCATAGTAATTTTACTCCTTTACTTACTCAATATACTTGGAGCTAAACTACACCTGCAACTGGGATGCTGAGGAGGTGCCATAGCCCCGCTGGTAAAAGCCTGATTGACGGGTATCACCTTGTCAGCTTCATTTGCCAGGCACTCATCACTTACCCTGTCATCACCGGATGTTACCCATTCCTTCCCGTCTATTCCCATATCTTTCATTGTATCAAGGCTTGCCTGGCTAAGAGCCTCTGATGTCTCTGTTCGAGCTATCATCTCAGCCCTTGATTTCAATGTAAGCCCTGGTCTAATCTCTGATGGTGTGCCCCTAGCCATCCAATTGAATTTATGCCGTATATCACTTTGAATCCCAGGTATCCCCCGCTTGTTCCTTATACCATCAGCAATAATATTTGAAATCTGGTTCTTGGTCTCTGCATTGATACCGTCAACCAATTTTACCTTTGATATATGCTTAGTTGCCCAGTCTATCGCCCCCTGAACCGGCGGCCCCTCATAAGCTATCGGGATACCAGCTTTAGTCTTCCCCCACGTTATCATCTCGGCTTGCCCTTGAGAATAAATCTTTACCAGTTGCCCATCTATTCGAGTTGTCAAAGTATCATCAAAGGTTGCCAGGAGAGGATTAAGGAGGTCGCCTGTTTCACTACCCAAGCTCTCTTTTACATACTGGTTGTAAATTTCGTCTATCCTGTCATAAGGGAAGGCATCAGATAACGCTTTAAAGTATTTAGCCAGCTCTCTTTGAAGGCTTATTCTTAGCCTTAGATTTGCGGAGCTGTTTGGATTTGCAGGTATCTCCGCTTCCAATAGGGCTATCAGTTGATTCAGTTCTGTCGCTACTGTCATCTATCTCCCCTGTGCCCTTACAGTCAGCACACGCTACCTGTAGTAAGCCGTGGTTGTATTCCTTAAACCCCTTGCCTTCACACTTAGGACACAACATAGTGCCCATCCTTTACCGGAGCTATCTCCTGAACAGATGCCTTGATGAGACACTCGTCAGGCACATATTCACTCGGCAAAACTTCTTTCCATTCTCCATAATGAGTTAGGAAATACTTAGCAAGTAATCGCCCATCCTCATCTAAAATAGCCTTACGAACTCGAGCTTGATTACTTCCATCAGGGGAAGACTGTACGCACGCCTCAATTAAAATCTGGTTCATTCCATTACTCCTTTTATATTAGTACACAGGTTACTAGAAGAACCAATCCTACCAGCATCACCCCTACCACAATACACACGATTCCGATTGCTACTCTCATGTCATTACTCCTTTTTCTTTAATACCTATTATAACAAACTAGCGAGGATTGGGAAAACAAGGCAACCGACCCCTGCCCCAAGCACCAAACCAACAATGAAATGCCGTACACTCCTAGTCATACTTTACTCCTTTTTCTTTAGACTCTCTTGAAACTGCTTCAACGCCTTGACCAACTTCACTTCAGGATTTCTTTGTGCTTCCTGTGTCAATTGGTCCAATACTTCAGCAGGGTCGTTTATCCCCAGTGCCATCAATGCTGTCTGTCTGACATCATCCGAGTAGGCAAACTCAGGGAAGGCCTGTATCATCAATGAAAGCGTCTGCCCTATTAGAGCTACATCCGCAGGAGCAATCGCAGGGAAGTCCATATCAATATGTATATCTGTTTTAAGGTCGTTTTGGGCTAGGATAAGCTCGTTAATATCCTGGTAGGTATCAGCCCATACCTTCTGATAAGACTGGAACATCTTTTGCATCGGGAGTTCAACAGTCTTGGCTGTAGCTAAGTTCCCAATTGATATATCCCCGAAATATTGCTCAGGGATACCTACCGCAGCCGCAATCATCAACTTAATCTGCCTGCCATCTTGATAGGCATTCATAGCACCTGTATCTGTTTTAATTGGTGTGGTGCTTACTCCCATATTTTCCACTATAGTCGATGCTGCCGCTGGTTTCAATGCATTTGTCTTTGCCTTAACTGCGTCTACCTGTGCTTGCCCACCCTCGACTTTCTGTAACCAAGCAAAAGTTGATAGTGCCAGCATAATCCCTATTCTAGAACCCAGGAATTTGGTGTAATACTTCAGCCAATGCAACGCCGGTAGTAACAAGGGATTGCCCCTCTGTGTGATAGTGTTATATGTCAGATGATAGACTAAGGCATCATCATTCTGCCTTACAGTGGCTCCTATGGCACTCTTAGCCAGTTCCCCCTTTATGTTTGTCGTGCTTCTGTAAATAGTTTGGTGCGGACTCCCCTGGCTGTCAGTCCAGTCCCTTACATAGAATTTAACATCTTCAATATCCTCGGGATTGGTTATAATCTCGGTTATCTCTAGCGGGTCAATGCGCCGGATGGTGGTAACACCTCCGCGGTATCCTAAGAATATGGCAAAGAATATCTCGCCATCAACCAAGAGTTTATCAGACGACTTCCTCTGTCCCCGGGCTGATAATGTAGTCTGGTTAGTGGGAGCGTTCCAAAACCCCTCAAGAGCTTTCTTGGCTGGCTTGTCCTCGGTGTCCCATGCCATCCCCGGGCCGAATGTATAGTCAGTCCACAACCGAATAGCCTGTCGTGCCATCGGGTCTTTTGTGTAATATAAACGGGAGGTCTGGAGGTTGGTTATCCTTTCTGATGCTGAGATAACGTCCGCGCTAGTCCCGCTGTGAATTATCCAGCCGGAATCCTCAAGGGCAAGGTCATCCTCAACAGCCTGTGTGGCTTCTTGTAATATAGTTGCCAATTCATCCGATGGCGATGTGACTTCTCTGAGTTTTCTGGTCATCATTTATTCCTTAACGAAAAATTCGGCGTCTGTGTTCCCAACCATGTCTGAAGCACATGTTAGTCCCTAATAACCAATGGCTTAACGGGAAGAGTATTCGCTTCCCACATATAGCACAGTACATAAACCATAATATGCGGGGCTTCCCTGTAGGATAGTATCTAATCATCTTATTCCTTTTTATGGCTTAGAAAAGCTCCACCGATGCCTTCCTCTGCTCCCTCAAAATCACCCTTCTCAATATCAAAAATTACAGCCTCATCCACAGTAATCTTACGGCCAATCTTATCTTCCAAGATTGTTTTCTCCCCGTAAGTTAAACGAATCGAATCGCCAGGATATACGTGTATGGGGTGTATCTTTTCCCTCTTCCTTGTTTTCCTTTCGCCTCCTTTTATAATTCCAGTCCTCTTACTGCTTGCATAGTATCGTAAATTATGGTCCGCTCTACAGGTTCTGGTTCTTTGTCAATAAACCCAACGACACCATATCTTCGGGCATCCATTCCGTGTGAGAACATATGTGTTGTCTTATCGGTGTACTTGCCATTCTTATCCTGTATGTACCTGAAGTTCCTCTGCTCCTTGATACAGTTTAATGAGTCCTTTGTCCAGAACTGTTTATACTGTCTGATTTTCTGATGACCATACTCAACCGAGCCCATTCCCTTCGGGCAAGGCTTGATATTAAAACCGAACTTGTGTATTTCCTCAATTGACTTAGGTTCCGCAGAGTCAGCAAATATCTCATCATAGTTTCTTTTAACACCCAGCTCATCCATCCGGTAAGCGATGGCATCATTAGTCAGCCCCGCCTCATATATCAACTCTTGACAGCAAAGCCCCTCATTACCGATTTTACAGCGTATCAAGGCAGTCGGGTCGTTACTGTATCCGAAGTCTAATCCGTAAAATACTTCACCACTGGGCAAAGCATCAACCTGGCCGAAGTGAGGATAGACCAGACCTTCGACCTTCCCTATCTTCCCCAGGCCGTATATATTCCACCAGTTCGGGTCGGTGTCCCGGTTGGACTCTATATTGTTAATTACTTCTTGAGGAAGCACATCCAAGGCATCCATATAGGTTGAATGTATGTAGGCGTTTTCTGGTTGTTGGAGAAGGTTCTCATGTGCCCAGAACTCACTCACAGGGTTCCAGTCAAGAAAGGTAAAGAGTTTGGTTCGTATGTCCAGTTCTTTATAGGCATTATAGGGTAGGTTGTTTGCTTCGTTCAGGAATAGTATATCCCGCCGACCACCTCTCATCTTTGAAGGTTCATCAGCCGGGAAGAACTCTATCGTTCCTTTCCCGAAGGTGTAAATGTGCTCGGTGCGGTTATATCGCTCCCCGTCAAACTCATCCCCCATTATGTTCATAAAGTCCCTGATACATCCTCTCTTAAGGTGCGGTAAGGACTCGCTTACTATGGATATGAGGAAGTTTGACTTGGCGTGCTGTGCTATCAGGATTAAAAGTTGAAGGATAGAATAGGTCTTGCTAGAGGAGGTCCCGCCTTCATTGAGAGCACGGCGTTTGCCCCTCTGATATGCGGTTAAATTGTCATCGAAGATTCGGGTTGTCTTTATCTTCAATAGACTCCTTGTGTGGTTCCACTCCGTCTGCTATTTCAGTCAGTAGCTTTCTGGCGTTCTCGGAGGTAACTATAATTTCTGCCTTCCTGTTGTCTATGTTGACTGTAGTGCCCTCTTCGTAAATCCTCTCCATCTTGTTTAGTTCAGCAATAGCCTGCATAGGATTGTGTAGTCTAACCTTAGTTATCACCGCAGCGCCAGCGCCGTCTTTGTCAAACTCTGTGCGAGCAGTTATCTCTGATAGAGCTGCTGTGTTAGGTGAGTCAGGGCCAACATCCACTAAGTCTCTATCGGGCCCACAAGTAACATAATCAGTCAGCCTTGCCCTGGCAATCTCGGATAGCCGTTCCTTGCGCTCCACTACATCCATTATCTTGGCAGTTTTAGTCTCTTCATTCAGCTCGGCCAACCGCTGCTTTATGTTAGTATTATTTAGTAACTTAGTAGTATTGGTTGCCGCATAACGGGGGCGATAACTTGCCGCTATTGCCGCCTCCGAAGCATTCCCATATTCAAAATAATATAAGCAGAATTTCTCTTGTTTTTGTGTCAGCTTCATAATAAATACGATTGTTTAATAAATAGCGTGGTGGCTCAGGTCGCTGTTGCTCAGACTTTCAGCCTTCGGGTTTACCAGGTCGCCTGGGCACTAGGGCTATCGCAACCCCTCAATGACCACCACGACTATTATCCCTCCATATATGGTTTCATAATAAAAAAAGCCCGGCATCTTTCAACCGGGCCTATTCACAATTTTTACCTGATTATAATCCTAACGTAATTAAGTAATCTTGTCAAGTCCGTATCTACTTCATGGCTTATCACCCCCTTTCTTAGCTTCAAAACAATCCTTCAAGCTAGACGGTGGACTTAGCTATGAATATAAAGCAATTCATAGTAACCTCGCACTTTTATATTCGAGTTCAGCCTGCGATAGATTAAATCACCCATAGATAGCGTGTGCTCTTTATTGGCATTGATAAAAAACATTGCTAACATCTCTGACGATTTACAGATACCTAAAAACTCGGTGTGGTTGCCAAGCTCTATGTAATCATTTGGCGCTGGCGTGGCTGTGCAGCACAACCGGAAAGGAATACTCTCGCATAACTCGGTCAACTTCTGCCGGGTCCGCCCGCCTATCGATTTTAGTATACTAGACTCATCTAATACCACCGCACCAAATTGAGCGTAATTAAATTTATCTATCATCTCATAATTAGTAATCCACAACTTACCATTAGTTACTTCTTCTTGACTCCTAACATAATTCACCATAAGCCCTATTTTTTTAGCTTCTCTTACTGTCTGGCGAGCTACCGACAGCGGCGCAATTATCAAAGTATTTTCTCCCATTAACTTCGCCCATTCTAACTGGATAAAGGTTTTCCCTAACCCTGTATCTAGGAATATAGCAGCTCTGCCTTTCCTGCAAGCCCATTTGACGATGTCCTTCTGCCACTCAAAAAGCATAGAGTGAATGTCAGATAATTGAATCTCACGACCATAGTCTGCCAATCTCGGTCGTTTATTCTCTATAAACTTTTGGTAAAATGGTTTCATTTATTCTTTCGCCTTTCGTCCCTGAACTCCTGATAAGTCTCACCCTTCCGCTTCTTAGTTGTATGCCATCTCCGATTCGGCCCACTGGACACATAAATTAAAGCCTTCTTCCGCCTTTTCCTTATTGACCACACCGGCATCTTAAAGTATCTGGCCAGGGATTCGTCGGTCTTACCCCAAGACTCAATCGCCTCCAGTATAAGCCCGTCTATCCCACACTTCTCCAACCGTTCCTCAATTTCAGCCGCATATTCTATCGGGGTTTGATAGTAAGCTTTATTACCTACCTTCTTCCCTGGTATATCAATGTAGTTTGAAGCATCAGCCGGCCACGAACCAGAGCTGAGACATCCAAGATTCTGGAGTAGCCATAAGACCGTTTGCTTAGTAAAGTGAACTTCCCCTGGAGAATAAAACTCCTTCATTAAGTCACTCTCTTGGGATGATGGGGCGGCTTTGACATTTCTCGGAACAGGTCCTCGGCAGTAGCAAACTCTTTTTCTTTGCTTTGACTGGGCCAGTAGCTCTGGGGCGGTTCACCAGTAGCCCAATCAACCAAGTCAGGCGCCGGGGGTAGCTCAGTCATATTAGAAGCAAGTTTCCCCCTAGCTTTATCAGAAAAACACCAGAATATCGGCAGCGCCCTTCGCTTATTCAAGGTGCTTCCACTCTTTAAGTTGTTGAAATTCACTCTCTGTGAAAGTAATCCAGTATTCTGTATCATACTCATCTATATCCCCACGCCCTCGCATTCTGGGCTTCATCCACTCCACCACTTCCTTTATGCCTGCCTTGAATGAGATTTCAAATATCTTCTCAGTTACCTTACATATATCTGGAAGGGGACGCTTTTTATCATCTACACACAGAGAGAACTCAGTCCCAAAGTCATTTACTATTATCCCTATCTGGAGTAATTCTTGTTTGTGTTTTTCTATATCTTTAGCTTCCATTTCACACCTCCAACTGCCTTATCTTCTCTTTATAGTATAGTGTCAAAGCGTTCTTATCAGTGCAACCTGTCTGTCTAGCTCTAGCCTGGAGTAAATCAAACCTCACCGGCCCCAGGCGTTGCTTAAAGAACTCCTCGTGTTCATGTGGGTTATGCCCGAAGTATATATGGCACGCTCCGCAAAGTCCACAAGCGTCATCCTCATCCCATCGGGTTTGATGGTTGGAACGCCCAATGTAATGGCTACATTGGAGCGTCTTATAAGCAGGGAACGGGACGCCATTATCTTTGACTGTACTAAACTTTGGGGTCAAACACCTTTCACATCCACCGGCGCTTTGAATCGCCCGCCGCCGGACGAACTCACTGAATAGGGTATCTAGCTTGTCAAGTTTAACTTTCACTCTTTAACCTCTTTAACATAGCCTGATCGTATCATCATATCTATTACCTGCATGGCATTATTATCCCCTCCAAGCAGTGTAAATGTTCTCTCAGGCATTGGGGCATCACGGTCTACTATGGCTATGTGTTCGTTAGAGAGGATTTGACACTCAATATCATGTTGCCAATTATCAGGATTAACATTCTTGGGTATATATGGATGTAGGATACTATCCATTTCTGCTATTACCTTATCCCTTATGCTCATCTTTAACCTCTTTTTTATTGACGTCTACCTCAAGGGGGGAAGATAGAGCTACATTCTCTCCATCATCAGGGCAAAGAGCGAAAACAGTTCCGTTCCCATCTGTATAAATAAGCACCTCTTTACCACATATAGGACAAACTAAAAGTTTCATTTTACCTCCAAGAGTTCCTTATTCTCGTATATATTAAAACAATCTTGTCTTATGTTTCCACTTTTGGCTATTGCAATTGCGACATAATGGCTGAATGTTTGTAATATAATCTGTGCCATTTTCTGATAGCGGAATAATGTGGTCTCTAGTAAGTTTTTTACGCTTATGGCAAATAGCACAACAATGTTTGTATTGCTTTTGTAGTTCTTCCCATTCCTCAAAAGTATGGCTTCCTTCTGCCCCCTTTTCTCTAGCATATCTCCGTGATTTAAGGAAAGCCATTCGTTCGGGATTTTTCCCTTTCCACCTTCTATGTGCTTCGGTATTACTAACTCCACCTCTCCAACTTGGCTGTTCCTCTGGTGGCATAATTTCACGCCGATAGACCGAATAGCATCCCATAGAACAGAAGTGCCTCTTCTTACGGATGTAGCTAGACCTTGTCTCCCAGAATATACAACCGCAATAATCGCAGACGGCTTCAATGGCTGTCTGATAACCCTTATGTTGTGGCTTCTCTTGATATTTAACTGGCATATCATTATTATATCACTTCTCTGTTTTCGTGTCAATCAAATAATTATGCTCAAATATATTGCCTATGACTTCTGGCTCTTCTACTGCATTAAGGCTAGTAATATTGGCATTTACTCCATCATCATAGCCTGTGTACCACCCAGTTCCCCACCAAATAACAGGTTTATCTCCTCTCTCTTCATAATGTAAACCTCTAACTATATCCCCCTCATATATCTCCACCCCATTCTTGCCTTTCTTATCTGTGTATTCCCCAACTGTTTCCCTATCAAGAACACCCTTTTCAATCTCAAGCCAGAAAAGACTTAGGGGCAAAACAAATAGGTCTTCGTTAGGTTGCGTCCTAAGACTTGTTTCTAGGCTACTGCCATAATACCACTCACCTGTTGTTGCGAGCCTAGCCCTGAATTTAATCTCTCTCATTTTACCTCCTTTTTACGCTTCTTCCCACCCTTAGCACACACCTCTCGGCTCCTGACTGTTGGTATCTTACTGTCACCATCACCCATTTGACCATAATCCTTGACAAGATGGCATTTACTACACCGCCCTATCTGGTGCCATACAGGTTTACCGTTCTTGCTGACATTTTTAAGGTTTATCTTAATCAGGTGTGGCGGGCATTTATCAGTCTCTAGGGCTGTTAAAGGGAATGTTTTTGGCATCTTCTGTTTCTCCTATCAATCTAAGAAGCTCTGGGTAATCCTCCTTTTTTATAAACACCGCTATAGAATTAGGAGGCATATCGTCTTTACCAAGAAAAACCAGAACTACACCATCTTTTGTTTCAGTGGTTATCGCTAAATCCTGTATCTTCATTTCACCCTCGCTCTGTAATCCAATTCTAGCCCCCTTTTATATCTGAGCATAACAAGTGTAACACCTGTTATATAACTGTTATGAAAGTATAACATAACACCTCAGGGTATTAGTATAATACCCTGTGTTATATACTGTTACGCAAAAGTAATCCATAACCCTTTTCTGTCTTAACAATCTTACCCTTCTTGCTGAGCCTTGATAAAGCCATTCTTGTGTTCACCTCTGAAATCTCCAATGCTTCAGCAATATCTTTGACAGCCATAGGCTCGCTCTTTAACAGCTCGTATATACGGGTTTGAGTGCCATACTCTTTAAGGAATTCACCTACATCCCTAGTGTCTTCAGTTGCGATAGAAGTCTTATGCTCATTGAAACTCAACTTATACCCTAACGGGTGATGTAGTTTTGATAGGTTAGCCTTCCTATGGAATAGGGCGATACTCAATTCGCTCTCACCTACTTCCTGCGATTTGCGGGCTTCCCATATAGACCTGGCCGCGAAAGAGAAATAGGCACTCCCGAATACACTCCGGACTTTAGCCTCTTTATCCTTTGATGTATGGGCTAATATCAGGCTGGTTGTCTTGAGTTGTCGTAAGGCACTAAAGAAGCTGATTGCCGGGCTTGACTCTTTCAACTCCCCACCTGAAGCATACCCGAGACTGTCGATTATAACTGCCTCTGCTTTTGTATCATTTATAATATTCTGGATAGATTCTATATCATTAGCTAATGGGGCATTACACCGGCGATAATTAATACTGAAAGGTGGCAATCCCATCCCTATTTGCAAACTCTTTGCTCTCCAGATTATTTCATTGGCATCTGTTTCATAATCCAAGTATAAAGTCTTAACGCAATGGTCAGGGGCTATCAACCCTAATGGATTATCATACCAGGGGAGCGATAAGCACATAAGTATTACAAGCGCCATCTCAGATTTCCCTATGCCACCTTCACCGAATATTATGGTAGGTTGGTTGAGGGGCATTATCGGCTCTAATAAATATCCTGGGGCCTGTATGTCTTCCGATGTCCACAGTTCCTGACGAGGTTCGCCTTCTCGGTAACGATTGATAACCTCAGCGCAGATTTGGTCTATAATTTGTGGCCAGTCTAAATCAGGGATTAACTTAGCCTCTACCATCCTTTTAGAAATGGTATTGCGGCCTTGCTGGGATACTAGATTGAATCGGATATTACTAATTGTGGGCTTGTCTTTGAACTCGTGCTTAATGCTAAATTCGCCAGATAATGTCCCGTGGCTTTCAATTAGCTTCACTATGCTAATAGATAATACCCACTCCTTCCCCTCACACCAGAGAAAGTTATAGCCGTTTGGTAATGATTTTATAATAGGCGCAGAAATCATTTAACTCCTTTTAAGTAACCGGGCTAGTTGCCGTTCAGCCAGGGGAGATGGTTTCTGTTCCCCCCGCTCCCACCTGGAAACAGTGATAGCATCTACTTTCAGGCGTCCGGCAAATTCCTTTTGGGTCAACCGGAGTTTCTTCCTGAGACTTAATATATCATTTGTTTTCATGTTTTTATCTTACCACGAGACTAGGCGTCCTGTCAACCTTATTCTTCTCTATCGCCTTGACTACTATTTCCATCCACTCTTCCCACTCTCTAATCTGGGCCAGGCTAGGCACACTGTGATAGCCTTTTATCCTCTTTTCGTACTCCACGAAGCCGTCATATAGTATCTCTATGGTATCTTTCATAACTCACTTTCTACTTCATTACTAACAAGTGGCATCCATATACAGTCAAATACAAAAGCAATGAACTTACGCATATCTTCAGTTTCAGGGTTGTAACCAGTTGTTTTATCAATCATCTTTTCTATTGGAGCACGGGTATCAATTCCTAGCTTGCTTCCAGTTAAGCGATTGAACTCTTTAACTAGCTTAGGTGTTTTTATGCACTCTATAGCTACTTCCTTAAAGTTCATTGATGCTCACCCTTGTGGGATGCTTCGTGTTTCTTATTTTCTTCACGGATTAGTATAAGCTCCTTTAAGATACATCTAAAACATAAATTTTTAAGGAGTAGTTCTTTCTTCTCCAATAGACTCATTCTAAAAAAACAAACACTATTACACTTTTTACATCTAAACATCCCTTCTCCTTCCAGCACCTATTCTCCCTTCAGAATCAGTAAGGTCTTGTGTCTTTATCTTTTTGTTGCCCATTGATATAATTCCTTCCCTGTTCTAAAATGATGCTTCATCGGCTTTCCTCGTTTAGAAATGTAATTTTGTGATTTGAGCCTTTCCACTATACGTTCAGCAGCTAACTTCCAGAGGTTAACTATCTTCGGGAACATCATTTCCTCTAACCCAATTATGTTTGAAAATGGACATAGCACACACCCAAGTCGCTTAAATAGACCCTTGCCATACCCTATATCTTTCGGGCTTGCTCCCAAATCATAAAGTTCACAATAAGGCAATTCGTTTTCTCTAATGTATTGCCAAATATCATAATTATCAAAGTTGAGTATTGGGCGGAGATACGTTAAGATTGGCTCACGCACATTTTTAGTAATTAAACTTGGCTTAGTCTTCCTGTGATGTTCCAAGTAGCATTGATTGCGTCTTATATTCCCCTCGGCTCGGCGATTGCCTACCACAACAACACGGCCTTTACCACCACTTTCTTTAATTACCTGACAACACCATCTGTTTGTCCTTGTTGGGAATCCATTCTTATCAACCATCTTCCAGAATCCTCTAGCATGATAATCCCAAGTGACATCGGGATAATACTCTTTGATGAACTTGTATATCTGTGGCGGGTCTATCGGGCTAACGCAGTAATGAGCATCAAATTTTACCCCAGCCTTAACAACAAGGTCATAAATTGCTACACTATCCTTCCCACCGCTAAAGGCAAGATAATATCCTTCAAGCGGCTCCCACGTCTTAAGTAGAGCGATAGCAAAATCTACCTTGTTTAGCCCACTATTCATTTCTAATTGCTCTAATCCCATTCTAAACCACTCTCATATTGGCTAGAATAGATTGTAGTTGGGCTTGGGCTACTCCTTTAAGTGCAACCATAAATAATTCTCCCTCACCCATATCGAGAGAATACTTGAGACCTTTAATATTGTCTATTTCATCATCTGTCAGCGACAAATTCATTTCACACCTCACTTATTCTTACTTGACATCTCCTGTCTATAAAATTCGCCATTCAAACTAGCTTATCCAAATAGCGAACCAAACTCTATAATCGGTTTGCGGTATCATACTAAGCCATTCTGCGTCTACTTGTGCTATACTCATCGTCTCTCCTTTTTCCCCCACAGTTTCCTTTCCACCAACCAGGGTATCCCTACTATCACGATAAGAGCAGGGGACACTCCTATCAGATGAACGAAAACTCCCCACAGTCGCTCAAGTATTATCTGGGGCATTACAAACATCAAAAATAAGTCTCATCGCCATAGCACCTACTTGGATTGCTTCGTGCCTCATTTTAGTTTTATCGTGGTGCTTCTTGCGGATTTCGTCTTCTAGCTCTAGGTATTCCTCCCTAAGAACTCCCCAACCCTCATGGGCATTATGAAACGCCCCGAATTCTCTTGAAGCATCCTCATATTCTCTAACCATCATCTGGGCTATTTCAGGTATATTCATCATTCCTCCTTTACTCTAGGATGGGGGCTACTAGGCAAAACAGACTTCCCGCATACCGTGATATACAGGGTGGCTTTTCACCCCCACCTATTGCCGAGCCTAGTAGATAGCATTATGCCCAATTTGGATTACTCCGCAGAGCATCTACTCCTAAGAGACCATCGTCTAGGCTCTCCCCTACCAGCTAGTGCAGGGTTTATTTCCACTACACATTCTCCCCACCCTAAGTCACCTTTTGGGTAGCTGATTTTGTAAATTGTCCTTTCTCGTTGCGCACTTTATTTGTCATTCTTCCATATTTAGCAGCATCATAGCGACCTTTAGATATTGCGTCTTGTATATTGTCTTTTTGTGTCCCTAGAAATAGATGGTCTAAACGGATACAGGCTCTATTGTCGCACTCATGGAGAACTTGCATCCCAACAGATATATCTCCGTAAGATAGCGACCAAGCAAGCCTATGAGCACGGACTAGCTTTCCCTCATACCAAATTAAGCCATAACCATCTTGCTTAGCCCCATTCCAAACTAAACACCCTAGATTGTCAAATGTGGCTTTTGCTAATAATCGTTCTGTTGCTGTTCTCATTTACCTTTCACCCCTTTCATCTATATCTTACCATAGACAAAAGGTTTTGTCAAGTAGCTGGTAGGATGGGGGCTATTCCATTAGGCTGACCCTTACGGGTTATCCTGATTCAGCTAGGTTATTTGCGTGTTAGCTATTCGCCACACAATATACCTATGAGGTCGTAACCCTCATGCCCCACCTATTTCCCCTACCAGCTAGTTGATAACCAAACGCCTCCAACTGAGGCGATTTTGCCCACTTATGGGGTAGCTGGTAAGGGCTTGCTGGCTCGGTGGCTTCCCCTTGTATAACATCGA